TTCCAAGCCTAGCGGCTGCATCTAATGCCCTTAGCTTTGGATACGTTTCAGCTTGGGCTTCTACAGCCTCTCTGTTAGCGGCTGCTAAATTCGGTGCCTCATATGATGCGCCCATAGGAAATCCTTTCGTTCATAATCAGTTTGAAGTACCTGTCAAAATCGTACAATCGATTAATGCCTTTTCTTAAACCACCCAGCTTAGTGACGTTTTTAGAGCACAACCGCATCATGGCCAACCAAAGGGTTTGAACCGCATACGGCTCGGTGCCAATGGCAATCTCGATCCACGCGATGTGACCGTCTGGGAAGTTGTTGTTGAGATCCTCGGATTCCTCAATGGAGTTTAGAAACCGAACAGCTCCAACACCGACACACTTTCCTTCATCGTTCTTCACAATGCCAAACAGTTTCTTGGAACTAAAGATTCCAATCCAGTTGAGGATCTGATCATCGGTCCACGAGGAGCAGGTTGGCCAATGCTCTCGCAGTAGCTTTGCCGCTTCAATGTTTGTTGGATGAACGCTCATTGCTGGGGACGCACAGAATCGACGAATCCGGAGAGAATGGTGGATTGCAGAGACAAGCGACCAGCGTCTGTGGTTACCTTGAATTGCAAAGTATTCCAGCGACCTTGGCTGATCAGGTTGTAAGCCTTCAGGAACTTCTGGCTTGAGGTAATCGCCAGCGCGGAATCGAGCGTCACGAATGTGGCCGACATATCCTTGGCCAGCGACACTTCGGCGGTCGTGGTGGCGGTGTACGGGTTGTCGAAGGCGAATTGAACGCTGTACCCGATCTTGTCGGGGATAGGTTCGTTCAGATTGTAAGCCTTGGTGATCACCGTGGATTCGTAATTCGCACCGCCATCGGTGTATGCGGAGCTTGAAATCGGATTGAGCCGGCTGTTCGGAAGGTAATCGTTGAAGGACCAGACCTGGCCAGCTCCCGCTGACACCGAGATAATATCGCCAGCAAACATGAGGACGGGTCCAAATGTTGAGAACGAGGTTGGGATGAAGTCGTTTACAATCCAGTTGTCCCAGTAACCAAGCCACGAGCGGGCCAGTGAGTGGTAGACGATGACCGCGTTGTTCTCGTTGAGTGCTCCTTCGAGGGCGATATCAATGCTGTTCTCGGTCAGGAGTGCGTACTCGCTTTCGACTCCCAGGATCGTTGGTTCCTCGGTGACAAACGGAACTGCCAGCAGATATCGGTTGTTCCAGAATACACCGTCGCAGATGTCGAGCTTGGTTTTGTCGATGCGACTGATGAGGTCGTTGATCGGGCTGGATAGCGCGAGACCTACGCTCGTCTGGGTACCGGCTTGGATCTGCTGGAGAGATCGGACGCCATCTCGGGACAGGAAGAATACGTCAGGACCAACCGCGGTGATGGACCGGTGCGATGAGCAGCCGATATTGCCGCTGATGAGTGATATGGTCCAATCGGCAGCATCCTGCGAAGGATCGGCATTTACGCTCCAAATAGAGCGTTCCTTGAAGACGATGAGTTGATAGCCGAACCAAGAGTAGAGTCCCTTGATGGGATCGCCATCACCACCGATCCGAAGAGAGCCGAGAGGATCCCATGATTCGCCATCGAGGATATCCGAGAAGTAGAGGGTATCGGGCTGGATGGATGTATCCGCGGAAACTGCGAACAACCGATTGGTATGGGTGGTAAGAAAGATCGGTTTGGCAGGAGGCGTGAGCGATACGAAGGCTACGGCGTGAGACGAGGCGGCAGGAGAAATAGTAATCGCTGGAGCGGTCGTATAGCCGCTTCCAGGATTGGTGATCGTTATGAATACGAGATTACCATCGTTAGAAACAACCGCAGTGGCCGTAGCCGTGATGCCGCTGGGAGGGGCTGCAACGGTTATCGTTGGAATGGATGAATGGTTCGATCCCTGATTGATGACATCGATGCGGCTGATCTTGCCGGCTGCGGTAGAGTTGCTGAGGTTCGAGCTTGAGATGTACTTCAGCGTTCCGAGACCGTCTGAATAAAACAATTTGTCATTTAATTGAGCAAAATAGACGTAGAAAGCAGAAACGTTGAGCGTTGACCCTGAAATCTGACTGTAGGAAGTTGCCGGTGATCCGAAGTAGAGGCTCTTGGTTGATGTACTGATGTCATTGACTGCAATGACAAGGCGTTCGGATGTTGCAGTATCGAAGTAAAATCCCGATAGGACCGTGGAGTTGGATTGAAGGTTGGACCCAAAATTGGAGTTCGTTGACTCCCAGTTCGAGACGATATCTTCCCAATTAGATACTTCGCTGGCTCCGGTCAGTGAAACGGTTCCGAGTCGCGTGACGAGATTGCCGAAGTCGTCATAATCCATGTTGATTGCCGATTCCATGCTGGTCGCAGGAATGGAATCAGGACGAGTGGCAGAGATGACGCCAGTGCTGAACCCCGTGCTTCCATCCAGAAGCATCTGATCATCGAGAGCATCTGAGGATTGGAATGGCATGGCGGATTACAGGATGTCCTGGAACGTGTAATCGTACAAGCTATCTGGGATGATGCGGCTGATTTGCTGCTGCTGGCCGCGTTCCATGTCTTTCATGATGGATACCTGAGCGGCTCCCTCTTGGAACTTGGCTTGGGCTTTGCCGTACTGGCGTGAGTATTCAAGGAGATCGCCTTCGGTGTAGGCCATCAGTGCGTTCTCTACACCTCGCAGCTCGAAGTTGGTATCGTTCGAGATGGTGACAGCCTCACCGAACTGCCGCATCTGCGACTGTTTCTTGGCGAGGATGAACAGGGTTCCATTGGCATTGGGAGTGGGGACGAGCTTGATGCGTGGAACACCGGCCTCGCCGTAAGCTCCACCGATCAACCGGGTCCAGTTAACGAAGTTGCCGGGAGTGGATTTACGGCTATCGACGTTGTTCCAGGTGTTGGGATCGAGCTGGAAGAAGGAAACCCATTCCGCGGCGGGCACTTCGATGCCATCGGTATCTCCGGTAACCGTGAATCGGATGGCGACGGGGAAGTCGATGAAGGTGTTGTAGCCGGTACCTGAAGCGTAAGCGGATGCGACGTAATCCGATAGGGTGATCATCTCATCTCCAGCGGTGACCGGATGAGAGATAACGCCGAGGGTATCGTTCCACAGGCATGAATCCCAGATCATCGAGTAGCGGCGGATACAGAACTTCTTGGCCAACGCGATGGTGGCCGAGTCTGTGAACGACAGCTTATCGCAAGCCGCCTGAGCCGCTTCGGAGGGTTTCATGCGAAGTATTCTTGCAGTGTCATTGAGGAGCTGACGCGGGCTTTTTGTGAATCATGGCCACCAGAAACATCACTAACTGATTTATTAAGCCATATTGATGGAAATGCTATAGTTGAGTACAAATGGATCTTGTAAGTAACAGCAGATGTGGATGCTGGTGAATCAAGAATCTGAATAAACTGGCTACTTAAAGCTGTGATGCTAAAATCTCCAGAACCAGGAAAAGGCGCAATACCGAACAAGCCCGTACCTACGTTGTTGTCTCCAATAGGTGTTCCATTACGAGTGATTCTAAATGCTGCGACATTTGAACCTACAGTAGCGTTATTAGAGCTATAGTTGACAGCTATTGTGACCAACACCGTTGAAGCTGTAGATCTAGGAGTGATTGAAGTAGTGAGAACCGTTATCTCTGTTCCTGATCCGGTGCTAGTTGAAACAAACGGACTTCCTGATGCGGTAGAGTCTTTGTATAGCGTCTGTTTTACTTGCGGAGCATTAGAAGAGTTGATTGCAAATGAACTGGCAGTAACGCTCTTTACTTTACTTGAATCACTTGCATCGGTGATCAGCACTTTGTCTGAAGCAAGATCAACGACAACATTTGTGAGGTTTGGAGCCGTGATGTTGTCCGAGTTGAGCGTCAGTGTGTCGGTACCGGCGTTTCCAAGTGTGGTGTTTCCGTTGGCCGCAAGATCACCTGTCAGCGTGGTGTTACCAGTGACCGCAAGGTTTCCTGGGACTGTCAGGTTGCCAGTGAGCGTGATTGCTCCGGTGACATTGAGCGCACCGCCTATGGTCGCTGCACCGCTCGTAGCGAGGCTTGAGAGGCTGGTAGCCCCGGTCACACCAAGAGTGCCTGCAATGGCCGTGTTGCCGCTTGCAGCAGCCACTGTGAGCTTATTAGTGGCTACGCTGAAATCGTTGGTGGCATTGACTGCAACGCTGGAGATCTGGAGAGCGGAGTCATTGCCGCTGCCGTCGCTGATGGCTTTGAGCGTTGCGCCTACGGTGGAGTTGTCGGTGTTCTTGAGTAGGCCAGTGTAGGTCGATGCAACGCTACTGCCTGTAAGTGGTGTACCCATATCAGTTCTTCTTGTGTTGGTAGCTGATCTTTTGCGAACTCGTCTTTTCTCGCTTGAACTTAGCTTTCTCTGCCCCGCTCATTTCGCCAAGAGTCTTCGGAGTTTTATCGCTCACTCGCTGAGTTGGGCGACAAGCGGGGTAGCCTTTACGCTCCTCGCTTTCTGATCTACCGCATGGTTTACCGGTCTTGAGATCAATCCATTTCTCGGCAAACCAGCGTCCTAGACCGCCTTTTGGTTTATTTGCCACTGGTAGCCTTGTATTTGCCGCCGCGGCGTTTGTATTCCTGCACTAGCCAACCGTTGGCGTAAGCACTCGGATAAACATTGAACTTGGCTTTGGCCAACGACTTCATCTTGCTATAGAGAGCCTTGTCGGTAGGAACGTTTTTCATTGCTTGGGTAGTACATACCAACCTGCCGGCAGAACCACCTTAGATGGCCCCACCAGCTTCTTGTCCTTGTCAAAAGCGTAGACGCGAGCGCGGACAGGCTCGGCTAGCATCACTGGATCACCGTTAGGAACCAGAATCACTTTTGTCTGGCAGCCCAGGCAGATCGGCAACACGAGAAGCCAGATCAGATTTGAGAGGCTTTGGCGCATTTCCTTCTTCTATTTTTGGTGCAGGCGTCTCCCGGAGGAAGTCCAAGAGAGCCTTCACGAGTTGATAAATCCAGTTCAAGGCTTCGGAGCTTCGGCTTCCTTAGCGTCCTTAGCCCAGATCAAACCAATGCCAGCGGTCACCGCTGCAATGGTCGTAGTCAGATCGAGGTTGGTTGTCGGGTCGTTATCGAAGAAAGCCTTCAAAGCACCACCAACTGCGACGAGGATGGCACCGACACCGGCGAGAGTTGTTTTCGTGTTTTTCATTTGGATTTAAATAATCGATACGCTCCGTAACAGGCGCAAAGTAAGCCAATGAGCGCGGTGATAAGCTGAACCCATTCGGTAAGCCACGGAATAAACGAAACAGCGGT